AGTTCAGATTACATTTCAATAGCAGCGTGGCAAAATTCTGGAGGTAATCTTACAGTCAATCCGGGTAATGGTAGTTATTTTACGGGATTTTTCTTGAGGTCATTATAAATTACTAAAAAAATTTATAGTGTGCTATACTAAGAAATCATTAAAATTATAAATTACTATTTTAAGAGCCAAATGAACTTTACGGTCTACTCAAAGGAAGGATGCGATTATTGTGAGAGAATAAAAACAGTGTTGAGGTTGACAGGTAGTACATATGTAGTCTATAATTTAGGAGAAGACTTTACGAAGGAGGAGTTTATCTCCGAATTTGGTGAGGGAGCTACATTCCCTCAAGTATCATGTGATGGTAAAAAACTAGGAGGTTCTGTTGACACAATTAAATTCCTCAAGGAACAACAAAGAGTTGCCTGATCCTCTAAATACTTCCAACATCCATTTCGATCGCGGGGTGGAACTCATCTTAAGGGGAGGTAAGAAGAAACCTAAAACCTTTCAAATTAAATTTGATCGGTTGTTCTTTTTCTTTAAGAAAGAAATTGAAATTAACTTCGCATTCGCATTGAATGTAAAAAAATTACCTTCCGGAGATAAAGATGACATCAGAGATTAGTTTAGTAATTGGTTCTTTTGTAACCCTTCTATTCTTTATTACAGGAATATTACTTGGTTGGACAGCACGAGAATATATGAAAAACTATCGGGAAGTGCCAAGGCCACACCCAGAAATGTTTGATACTCAAGGAAACTTGATACCTGACGATATTGTAGCATTCAGATTTGAAAATTATGACAACGAAAACAGCGAAGAAGACGACTACCAAATCTAAGTCTCTTCCAGAATTACCAAGAATGCCATTTGCATTTGAGGTATTGAATTTAGCATCAAAACAACGATCAAAAGCAAAGAAAGTTGAGGTGCTACAGAAATATGGTGAACTCTCACTTAAAATGATTTTGAAGTGGAACTATGATACATCAATTGTATCTGTTCTTCCAGAGGGTGAAGTTCCATATTCTGGTTTTGATGACCAAAGAAATATGAACCTTAAATTAAGTGAAGTGATATCTGATGAAGTTCGTAGAATGCATGAGGTCGGTTCTTTTTCATTAGGAGCAACCGATAAAGAAGGACATACAACAATTCGTCGTGAGGCAAAACATTTCTATCGCTTTGTGAGAGGTGGTGATGATGCGATGAATGCAATTCGTCGTGAGACTATGTTTATTAATATACTTGAGGGACTACACCCATTAGAGGCAGAGATAATTGTACTTGTCAAAGATGGTAGACTCGAAGATAGATATAAGATAAGCAAAGAAGTAGTCGCAACTGCTTATCCAGATATAGTATGGGGTGATGCTTAATGGCTAAAACAGAAACTAAACCAAAAGAAGTGGAAACAAAACTAGATGGATCAAATTATTCTTGCCAAGTTTTGCTTGAGAAATGCACTCTTGAGCAAGCTAAGGATAAGTCTTTTCCAACAGATGCAAGACTCGTAAGATATAAAGTTGATGGGAAAGATTATATTGATGTTGCAAGATCAGCAAAGGCATCGAATATATTTGATTTATATTTTGACACCTATGGTATGGGTGCTTTACAATCAATAGACTATGGTTTCGGAACTATATCACCGGGTCAGTGGGGTTATAAGTCTTCTTCAGATACCAAAAAGAAAAAGCGAAGATAGTTTCAAAATATGGTGAAAAAATATCCGGGCCATTTTTTGATCTGTAGGGTTTTTTCGCCAAAACCATTTATTTAGACACTTTTTTGGTATAAAATATAAAAGTATTGTAAAATTGTAACAGAAATTACAAAATTTCTTGCCTATATAGTCTGAATGTGTTAAAATAAACACATCGTTCATCCAAATGATAGAACTCGCACTACTGGC